AGATAGCTTCAATAAAAGATGGGGATGGTGGCAAACACTAGATAACTTAACTAATAGTAGAATAGACAAATGGGATATAGTTTTAGAATGGAATGTAATAAAAGCCTTAAACATAGTAGCTTACTATAGTGATAAACAAAAAGTACATATGCAAATACATAAAGACCAAATGCAAAAAATGAAACGTAGATAATGAGTGATCAGTTAGACATATTCAGCTTTGATGTTAATCAACTAGAAGAGGTTAAAATAGATAACCCTAGTACACTAGCTGAGGTGTTTAATAATATTGCTGCGGATATGGTTTTCTGCTTAAAGCAATCAGTACAAAAAGAAAAGCTAACTTATAAAGGTGGTCTATTAGAGTCAATTAAAATGCCTGTTAAGATGTTCGGTTTTAGAATGACAGCTACTTTGTTTTTAGCTGACTATTACGACTATCTTAATAAAGGTGTAAGAGGTATCGGAGGTAAGAAAAAAACTAAAAACGAATACTGGGAAATTAAAGCTCCAGACAGTCCTTACAAATTTAAAAAAGGACCTAGTGTTAATCATATTAGACAATGGGCTAAAAGTAAAGACTTAAATGAATACGCTGTAAGAACGTCAATAGCTCATAAAGGAATTAGACCTAGATACTTTTTCGACAATTGTATGAAAGAGACTTTTTACGGTGAGACATTTAACAGATTTAAAACAGACATAAGAGTAGTGTCTGGGGAAAGAGTAGCAAAAGGATTAAAAGAAATATTACAAAAATGAGTTTAGAAGTAAAACATTATCCAGAGGACTATAGAACAGTATATAATCCTATTGAAGTAGTTGTATTAGAAACCTCATCAATTACTAGAAATTATGAAGGTTTTTCTTATTTAATAGATGTTTATAACGGTAGTGTTTCAACTGCTAATTTAATAGGTAGGTTAAAAGTCCCACCTACAGGAATAGGAGGCTTTGGTAGGTTTGATGTTTCGGGAATTACAGAAAGTTATTTGAGTAGTTATTTAGGTGAGATTAACGGAAGTAATTTAGACTCTGCTATAGCTACTACTGATACGGATGTAAATATTGTTTTAAGGTATGGCTGGCAGCATTATAATAATGGTACTTATACTATTAGTATGAATCAAACAGTAACTATGCCAGATACTACTACTGTAAGTGAAACTACCTTAATTACTTTTAACGGTAGTCTTCCAAACTATAGAAGAGACCTAGTTAATTTTTATGACTGGCAAGACAGAGGTTATTACCAAAAATATATACCTACTACTATTACTGGTTTTATTAGTCCTAAAAAATTTCTAACGAATTCCCCAAATTATGTAGTAATACCTTCAGACCCTAGAGATATTGGTTTTAGTGATAAAAGCCAAAAAATAAAAATTACAGACGAAGGATATATATACGCTTTTTATAGTACTGACATTAATTATGTTACTTATAGTGTTAAGTTAAATAATGGTAACACTTTTAATAGAACTTTTAATATTAGTACTATTGCAGCTGGAACTAATATTATAGCTATACCTTCAGGACCAGCTACTATAAATGCTATAGACTCTAGTTTACTTACTGGTAGTATTACACAGCCTGTTATAAGTAGTGATGTTGTTAACTATGGAGTTAGACTAGATAACGATAACGCATCTCCGAACGAAAAATCTACTACTGAATTATTTAGCTTTAAAATAGATACTGACTGTAGATATGAAACTAGAAGACTAGAATTTTTAAATAGTCTAGGAGGCTTTGATTATTATAACTTTACTAAGGTGTCTAGACATAGTGAACAAATAGACAGGAAATTCTTAAAAGCTAATCCTAATAACTTAAACACTTCGACAGGTGTTATAGATTACTCTATAAGCAATAGAGAAAAAATACAGTATTATACTAAGTCAACTAGTAAAATGAAATTAAATTCAGACTGGGTAGATGTCGATACCTTTAACTGGCTACTAGAACTTATAGAAAGTCCAGAGGTTTATTTATTAGATGAGTATACAACTCCTACGGGAACTACTGAAGTAAGACGAATTCCAATTAAAAATATAGAGGGTAATTGGGAAGAGAAAGTAAGTAGTACAGATAATATATTTAATTTAAGTATAGACCTAGAGCTAAGTATGGATAACTACAGACAAAGATTTTAAAATGGATAATAGACAAACAAACCTAGAGGACTTAATTAAGAAAATGGAAAAATTACCAGTTCCAGAAAGAACCTGTAATATTGATGACGAAAATTGCGAAAGCTGTAGCGGATAATGTTAAAAGAGGAATTATATATAAATGGCGAAAGTGTAGAGTTGATAGGGTCTTTAAATCCTAACTTAACTTTTAATATTGCTGACATAGCAAAGCCAGACACTAGGAAAGCGGACTTTTCTAAGACTATAGAACTACCAGCTAGTAAGAAAATAAATAAAATATTTGAACATATATTTGATTTAAATACTGACCTACAAACTTTTAACCCTAACTTAAAGACTAATGTAACTTATTTAGTTAATGGTGAGGTTCAAATAGATGGCTACTTACAAATAAAATCCATTAAAAACAAAGATGGTGAAATTATATACAACTGTATTATAATAGGTAGAATAGGTAACTTTATTGCTGACCTACAAAATAATGAATTAACAGACTTAGACCTAAGTTCTTTAGATCACACTTACACTAAAGCTAATCAGTCTGCTACTTGGAATTTACCTTTAACTACTGACTACGTTTACCCTATGATTAACTATGGTTATATACTAGAGCCTGGTACTGAAAATTGGACTGTCCCTAGTCTATATCCAGCTATAAAAGCTAAGAAGTATATAGATGCTATTTTCGATAGTGCTGGCTATACTTACACTAGTAGCTTTTTTAGTAGTACTTTATTTAATACTTTAATAATTCCTTTTAACAATAAAGAATTTAATCTAGATGACACTGCTATTCAAAATAGAATTATAGAGGTAAACACCCCACAAGAAACTGTAGGCTCTAATGCTTTTGTGACTCCATTACAAACAACCTCAACTAGTGCTTATGACGCTAATTTCATAAAGTACACTAATGAAGTTAGGGACACTGGAAACGTATATAACAACAGTACTGGTATATTAGAAATACAAGCGGGAAAAGCTGGCTACTATAATCTTAGTACTATGCTACAATTACAGGGAGTCTTTACTAGTCCTAGTGCTGCTCTAGGTAGTGGTGCTAGTTATGTTAGTAATGGATTTATTGAGGGTCATATACAGGTAAGAAGATATAGCTCTGCTAATGCTTTTATAGAACATTTAGACACTCTTAGCTATGGAATTAGTCCAGACACTGCTTTCCCAGCAAATACTGCACCGGCTACAGTTACTAACGCTGCTAATCCAACTGGAGCAGTTAGCTCTAATAGTACTGACTTACTACATACCTTTGGAATTATCAATATAAACGGAGTTGGTTACATTAATATTTTTGACGCTAATGCTTCTTTAGGAATAAACCCAAATAGTAACTCTGTTAGAAACCAATTTACTATTAATGTAGATAATGTATATTTAAATGAAGGTGAGAAAGTAAGGATTGTTTTACAGTATGCAGTTAGACAGCGTTATGGTATTCCGTTAGTTCCTGGATTTTGGCATACTACAAACGCTCCAGACGTTGCAGTAGCTGGAGGAAGTTATCAATTAAATTTATTAAGTGGGTACTTAAAGACTGAGTATTTAAATAGAGAGATTACAGAGGGTAGTTTAGTTTCTATGAATTCTACTATTCCTAGAAAAGTAAAGCAAAAAGATTTTATTATGTCTCTAGTTAAGATGTTTAATCTATATATACAACCAGACCCAAACAATGAGAAAAATTTATTAATAGAACCTAGAGACGATTTTTATAGTAATAATATAGTAGACTGGTCTAATAAGCTAGATATTTCTAGAGAGGTAGAGTCTAAGCCAATGGGAGCTTTAAACTATAAAGAATATTTATTTACTTACAAACAAGATAAAGACTATTATAATAAATTATATTTTGACACTTGGGAAGAGGTTTACGGACAAGATGATTTTAGACTAGTAAATGAATTTGTTACTAATGAATATAAGACATCTGTAATATTTTCACCTACTCCCTCAGTAGGGCAAAATTGGTATGATAGGGTACTCCCTACTATAATTAAGTTTGATGATAATAACGGAGTACAAAAAATAGAAAGCAATATAAGGATTCTACAGTGGGGAGGTATGAAAGCGACAGGACAACAGTGGGTGCATAGAGACGCTGACAATAATACTACTAGCTACTCTACCTATCCTTATGCTGGTATGTTTGACGACCCTTATACTCCTAACAATATACTAGACTTTGGTTTAGGTAATGAAATATATTATTCTAATGTATTTGATAAGGTTATAACTTTCTCTAATAATACACTAGTAAATAAATACTATTCTAAATTTTTACAGGAAATAACAGACAATAACAGTAAAATAGTAACTGGTTATTTTTATTTAAGTCCTAGCGACATTAAACAACTATCTTTTAAAGACCAATATTATTTTAAAAATCAATATTTCAGACTAAATAAAATAGAGAATTATAACCCTAGTAACCCTATTACTAAATGTGAATTTTTAAAGATTAAACTGTCTAATACTTTTAATGCTACTACTAGGTCTAGCTTTGGTGGTGGTGGTGCTATAGGCACTAGAGACACTGTTCCTAAGTTTTCTATAGGTCAAAGTAACTTAATAAATAATAACGCTGTAAGTAACTTAAATCAAAAGGTAATAGGTTCTAATAATTACATAAGTCCAAACGCTAGAGGGGTTAGTGTAATGGGGGATAATAATAAAGTATTTTCTAATACTAGAAACATACAGATAAACGGTTCTAATAACATAGTAGAGTCTGGGTTAAGTAATGTACAGTTAATTAATAGTAATGACCAAACAGTAACTAACTCAAATACTACTTATGTAAATAATACTATTACTGGACCAGGAGCTAGTAAGACTATTACAGTAGATGAGAAAGCAGACCCAAATATTCAGGTTTATTTTTGTGACTCTACAGCTGCGGATATAGATATAATTTTTCCTATAGCTAGTAGTATAGTAATCGGTAAAACTTGGACTTTTAAAAAGGTTAACTCATCTAACCAGGTTACTTTAACGGCTAGCTCTATAAGTACTACAATAGACGGAGCTAGTACCTATACACTAAACGCTCATTATAAGTATGTCACTATTCAATGGGATGGAAACGAATTTTTAATAACATCAAATAATTAAAACAAATGGCTGAAAAAATAGCTTTAGAATTAGACATTAACGCAAAAGGAGCTACTACTTCTTTAGGTCAATTAGAACAAGAAGCCGAAAGACTAAACGAAGAGTTAAGGAAAGTTCCTTTAGGCTCACAGGCTTTTAAAGACTTAAAGTCTGAGTTAGTAGGTGTTAACAAAGAAATTAAAAACACCGAGCTATCTATGGAGGCTTTAGATAATGAGCAAGTCGCTAGTGAGTTAGGTAGTGTAGCTGGTGCTGTTGGTGATGTCTCAGCTGCTTTTATTTTACTAGGTGGCTCTGGTGGTCCTATAGAAGAGACTGTACAAAATATAGAAAAGGCTATAGGAGTATCTATGGCTTTTAAAGGTGCTATAGAGGGTACTCAATCAGCTATGAAGTTATTTAACAACGTAGTTAAGAATTCTACTGCTTTTCAGAAAGCTAATAACGCTACTACTATAATAGCTAGCGGTGTAATGAAATTATTTACAGGCTCAGTAAATACTACCTCTACAGCTTTTAAAGGATTAAGAACCGCAATAGCTGCCACTGGTATAGGTTTACTAGTAGTAGGTGTAGCTGCTTTGATAGCTAACTTTGATAAGTTAAAAAATGCTATTAGTGGGGTGTCTAGTGCATCTAAAGACTTAGTAGAGTCAACTAAATTAACTAACAAACTAAATGAGAAAAATTTAGAGACTTTAAATAATCAAACTAATATTTTAAAACAACAGGGATTTACAGAGCGTCAAATTATTAAAATGAAGCTAGATGCTCAAAAGCAGATAGTAGACGGTTTAATAGCTGAAATAGAAGCTCAAAAGTTAGTTAATGAAGAGAAAGTACAGGGGTCTATTAGAAACCAAAACATCCTTAAAAAGACTGTAGAATTTCTATTAATAGTACCTAGAACCCTTTTAAAATTAAATGAGTTTGCAGCTGAGAGCTTTTTAAAATTAATTAATAAAGTAACTCAAAGTTCAGTAGGTAGAAAACTTTTTGGATTTGAGCCTATAAATATAGACTTAGGATTAACTGAAAGAGCAGACGAATTACTAGACAGAGCTACTAGATTTATCTTTGACCCAGAGGCTACAGAGTTAGAAGGTCAAAAAGAATTAGAAGTATTACAAGATAATTTACTAAAACAGAGAGACGCTTTAGCTGGTCACCATTTAGCTATATTAGATATAGATAGGAAATTTGAGCAAGATAGACAAAAGTTATTAGATGAAAACGCTTTAGAAAAAATTGAAATTAGAACCAATAAAATAATAGCTCTAGATAATGAAGTTCTTAAAAATAGAGAAAATAATATTATACGCTCAGCTGAATTAGCATCTGCAGAAATTAGCATCGAGAGAAATAAAAACGAACAAATAAAAGCACAAAGAGAGGCACTAGAAGCTGCCACTTTAGAAATAGCCTCTAACACTATAAGTACATTAATTGCTTTAAATGAAGGTTTTACTGTTAATGAGTTAGATTTAAGCGAACAAAAAAAGATAGCTAAAGAGAATGAAGATACAGAAGAGTTAAAAAGGTTAATAGCTCTAGAACAGGCTAACGAAATTATTAGAAAAAAATCTTTTGAAAGAAATAAAAAATTACAAATAGCGCAAGCCTTAATACAAACCTATCAAGGGGTTAACGCTATTTTTGCTAGTGCCGCAGCTAATCCTAAAACTATACTATTTCCAGCACAACCTTTTATAGCGGCTGGTTTGGCTTTAGCCTCTGGTCTAGCTAATGTTGCTAATATAAGAAAACAAAAGTTTCAAAGTAGTAGCCAAACAGCTGGAGGGGGTATTAGTCTACCTAGTACTTTAAACGGTGGAGGTGGTGACGCTCCAGTAATTGGACCAGCTAACACTAGTACACTAATTGACCAACAACCTCAAAGAGTATTTGTAACTGAGACAGATATAACAAACACTCAAAACAATGTAGCTGTAATAGAGGGGCAATCAACATTTGGAGGAAATTAAAAAATAAATAATATGAAAAATACAGAACTATTAGAATTAATTATAGATGAGGAAGACGAGTCTGGAGTGTCACAAATAGCACTAGTAGATTCACCCGCCATAGAGTCAGAGTGGCTAGCATTTAAGAAACATCAATTTGAAGAGACTTTTAACGATTACCCAGAGTCAGCATCTAACAACGCAAAGAAAGCCATAGAATATAAAGAAGAGAATAACATAGAGTGCGGTACTAGAGTAGGATGGACTAGAGCTAGACAATTAGCTAACAAAGAAAAAATAAGCTGGGAGACTATAGGTAGAATGGCTAGTTTTAAAAGACACCAACAAAATAAAGACGTTCCTTATAGTGAGGGCTGCGGAGGTATTATGTGGGATGCCTGGGGAGGTGCTAGCGGTATTAACTGGGCTATTGATAAAATGAAAACTAAAGACAAATATAGACAGGAGTTTAAAATAGAAGACGAAGAGAAAAGAATAGTAAGTGGTTACTTTATGAAAGCAGACTTACCTATTATTAGACTAAATGACGAAAACGAAAAATACTATGTAGTCTTTAGAAGAGATACTATAGAGAAGATCGTAAACAAATTCTTTAAGAATGGTCTTAATGCTAACGTAAATCTAATGCACGATAACAACCTACAGGCTAAAGGTGTTTATGTAATAGAGTCATTAATAATAGATTCTAAGAGAGGTATTAAAGCACCTAAAGGATTTGAAGACGCTCCAGACGGTAGTTGGTGGGGTTCTATGAGAGTCGAAAATGATGAGGTTTGGGCTATGGTTAAAGATGGTAGCTTTAAAGGATTCAGTGTAGAGGGTATGTTTGGACAGGCTAAGACTATTAAATATCCAGTAACTTTAATAAATAAAATAAGAGAAGTAGTAAAGAAGTATAAACAAAAGAAAAAAAATAATTTTGTTAGTATGGTAGTAGACAAAGACTTCGCTATAATAGATGACAGACTAGCTTACTCTTCTAAAGAGATGGCTTTAAAAGCTGCTAATGACTTAGGTGTAGAGGGTATTCACGAACACGAATACAATGACAAAATTTGGTTTATGGTAGGGGAAACACACGAGGCTAATATGTACAAAAAATGTCCTCCAGGATATACTAAAAAAAATGGTAAGTGTGTAAAAAGTAAATATTAAAAAAATAGTTAGTATAAAATTGTGATACTATCAATTATTTGTTATATATAATAGTATATAAAAATTTTTCATTATGAGTGAACTTAAAGAATTATTCAACGACATTAAAAGCATATTCAAAAGCGAAGGTATAGAAGTTGAAAACGAATCTAAAGTAAACTCCGAAATTACTGAAAATTTTACCGAAGAAACCTCTGAAGAGACTACTGAAGAAACTATTGAAAAGTTTGAAGACGTAGTACTAGAAGACGGTACTGTAGCACAAATAGAGCCAGATGTTTCTATAGGTGCTGCTGTAGTCGTAGAGGTAGAAGGTGAGCTATTGCCAGCTCCAGACGGTGAACATAAACTTAGCGATGGTAGAACTATTTCTACTGAGGCTGGGGTTATTGTAGCTGTAGAGGAAGCTGAGGAAGAGCCAGTAATAGAAGAGGAAGCTGAAGAGGAAGAAGAAATGTCTACTCCTTTAACTGAAGCTCAAGAAAGAGAAGCTAAAAAAATCATTGAGTCTGTTGTAACTGAAAGAGTATTTTCTATGGAAGCTACTCTGTCAGAGGAAAACAAAGACCTTAAAAAAGAGATTAAAACCCTTAGAGATTCTTTTGCTAAACTTTTAGAATTGACTGAAAAGTTAATCGAAGAGCCTGTTAATAATGCAGTTGTAAAAAGAAAATCAGCGTTCAAAGCGTTGAAAAAAGAAAACAAAAAAGATATAATAACTATCTTAAAAAATAAAAATATAATAAACTAAAAATTAAAAATTATGAGTTTTGATGTAAGTGCGCTTCCAGCGTATACGGAACAAAATGCAATGGACTTAATAGTAAAGTCAGTTGCTGGAGGAAGATTAGCGGAGTACGCTAATATTCAAGACGGTGTGAAAGGACCGACTACAATTAATATACTTTCAACAGACGTTGTATTTCAAGCTGACGGATGTTCTAGGAGTGCTAGTGGTTCTACTACTTTGTCTCAAAGAACTATTACCCCAGGTGCTGTAGCAGTACACGAAGATTTGTGTATGACTGACCTAGCAGCTAAATATACTGCGGTAATGTTAAAGCAAGGATTAACAAATGAGAAAGAAGAGATTCCTTTTGAAGAGATTTATTTTTCTCAAAAAGTTGCAAAAGTTCAAGAGGCTTTAGGTAAAGCATATTGGCAAGGTGACACCACTTCTGGTGCTGCTAATCTAAGTAAGTTTGACGGATTAGATAAGCAAATTTTAGCAGCTGGAACAGCTATCAATGGTAACCCAACTGGGATTACTACAGGTACTGGATATACTTCAGCTAATATTATTAGCATCCTTTTAGGAATGGCTGAATTAACTCCTGAGGCTATTGCTGGAGCAGATGACTTAAAAATGTTTATAGCACCAGCTCAGTTTTTATCTTATCAAAGAGCTTTAGCTGACGGTAACTATTTCCATTATGTATCTGAAGGGCAGACTCAGTCTATGCCTTTAATTGGTTTCCCAAACATTGAAGTAGTTTCTGACCCAGGTCTAACTCAATCAAATAATAATATTTACTTGATGAGAGCTTCAAACGTATTTATCGGTGTTGATTTACCAGACGAAGAGGCTAACGATGTTAGGTCTTGGTATGATGATAATGATAGAATCTATAAGGTGACTATGGCTTTCAGAACAGGTGTTAATGTAGCTTTCCCTGACGAGATTGTTAGATTTGCTTTAGTATAATATTAATGGGGGATTAAGTTCCCCCTTTTAAATAATCGTTGGCTGAAATGCTAACTAATTGAAAATTAAATAGTTATGAGTTGTATATTAGCATCGGGAATGGCTAGAGATTGTAGTGACAGTCTAGGAGGAATAGAAGAGGTTCTTATTTCTGAAAGAGACAATGTTACTGCTTTTACTCAGTCAGGACACGAAATTAGTGCTATTACTCAGGCTGGTGCATCGAGTTTTTTTAAGTATAATCTAAAGAAAGAGTCAGGCTCTGTTACCTCTACAGCAACTGTAGACCAGGCAGCTGGGACTTCTTTTTATGATAATGTTTTAGCGTTTACTATAAATAAGTTAACGGCTACTAAAACTAATGAAATTAAAATGTTGATGTTAGCTAGACTAGCAGTAATAGTAAAAACAAATAATGGTACGTATTTAGCCCTTGGTTTTGACCAGTTCGCTGAAGGTAGTTCTTTGGTAGCACAAACTGGACAGGCTTATGGAGACCCAAATCAATACCAAATCGAGTTAACTGATAAATCTCAGTTGCCTTGTTATGAAGTTCAAGCCTCTGTTGTGGCTGGTTTAACGATTGCATAATCGTTTTTTTGTTGTATGAAAGAGGGGAGTAGTTTCCCCTTTTTTTTTAAATTTGTAATATGTTAAAGAAATCTTATATAGGAAAAACAATCCACACTAAAGGCTTTAAAGTTTTAATATGTGAGGAAAATATAGAGTTATTAAAAAAGTTAGAGATAACTGAAGTATTTACAGAAAAGAAAAAAACAAAGAAAAGTGATAGTACTGACTAAAGGAACTACTAATAATTTTGTTTGTACTTTGTATGAATTGACTACTATTCAGCAAAATGCTGGATATTTATTTGAGTTTGAAAGCGATCAAACTAAAGAAAAATATTACACAGTTTTAACAGATATTAGCACAAATATTTCTAGATATAATGAATTTAACTTAATAGAGAATAAAGTTCAAGACCCTGTTAACGGACAAATTCTTTTAGGAAGTGCTGGGTATTACAATTACAAAGTATATGAGCAGCTGAGTTCTACTAATTTAGACCCTACTAATATAGCAGTAGTAGGAGTAGTAGAGGAGGGAAAAATGAAATTAATAGACACTAGTTACCAACCTAGTTTTACACAACATACAGTTTCACCTACTACTAACGTAGTATATAATCCAGCACAATGAGTATAAAATTAATTCCTATCAATTTTGGCGGTTATGAATTACCAGAGTTTAAAGAGTCTAAAAAAGGTGACTGGTACGAATACGGAATAGATAGACCTTATAAAAATACTTATCCAGATTATCTAACTAAACTATATAACGAGTCTAGTAAACATAATCAAATTATTAATAGTAAGGTTAAGTTTATAGTAGGACAAGGTTTTGTAGTAGATGAGAAACTAACATTTTCAGAAAGAGCTTATGTAGACGGTTTTCTTAGGATGCCTAACGAAGACGAGAACATAGACGAGCTAACGTCTAAACTAGCAAAAGATAAGAAAGTATACGGAGGTTTTAGCTTACAAGTTAGAATGTCTAAGAGTGGCAAAATAGCTGCTATAAATCATATAGACTTTTGTGACATTAGAGCTGGAGTTGATAATGGTTTATTTTATTACACTGATGACTGGTCTTCTAGAAATCCACAAAATAACGAAGACTATAAAATATTACAACAGTTTCCCTACGATGATACTGCTAAGCCAGAGGTAGATTATTTAATTTACTACAAAGAATATAGACCAGA